GCAATTCCTGTGCAGTACATCTTGGTGTGCGTCACATCCAGGGCTAAGATTCTACAACTGCAAGCAGAGCTTCAACCTCAACGACACCTGTTGACTCTTGTCCATAGAGCACGTGAAGTGACTTTTGGAGTTGTCCCTGAACTCAAGTGTGACAGTTTTCCGTATGCTTCAAAGAAAGTAGTGATCAATGCAGGATATCCAGGAATCTTCGCAGTATGTGTTTCATCAGCTATCCCAATGGAAGTTCGTTACCGTTCTATGTTCTTATGGTTGTTTAACCATCTAGGAGCACATTGGAAGAAGAACTACACCATTATGACCCCTAGGCAAGCTGCAGAGAAGTGGGCTTATGATGCTAATGATGATCACACTGAGAGTGAGATGATGGCTATCATCGGCCTATTCTCCGTAGGGTATTGCTTTGGCCAGCAAGAGAACGTTGCCAAACAGGTAGAGAATAGGATGAGAGCAGTAGCTGCTCAGGTTGGAGCACCAGCCACGGATGTCGGAGTGATTTCTCGACTGATGATAAAGGCAAACTACAAGGCAGAAGAATCCACTGGAGATCTTGACGGCATCCTTGGCCTAATAGTCGCGATCAATTCTGATGGGCAGTGGGATCCTCTTGTATTATCCACAGATCTGGAGGTGATGTCTAAGCTTGCCAAGCGATACAAATGGGATGATCTTCGCATCGGTGTCTACACTCAACTTCGGCTGGTATCTCAACAGTTCCGATCGACTAGTGTTCGATTTGCCTGTGGGGGGATTCCTGGACTGAAGCAGCTCCTCCACATGTTCAATGTTGAAATGGTTGGAGAAGTTGATAAGATTGTGCGCCTAGAAGAGCAGATCCGCAATCGTTGGTACACTGGATGTGTTGATCACCTCCCTATCCATCTCCAAATCAACACGCATAAGTACACTGTGTACTTTGGACTCAAGTATTATCAGGCTGGCTGTGATGAAGAAGAGCGAGTCAAATTCCAGAAGTATGCAGTAGAGAAGATAGGAGCCAAACTTAACAAGCATGAGATGAAGAAGGTAGAACTCTGGGCCACTCTAGCAGCTCATGATGGATTGTTGTGCAAGTTGGATATGATCAGGACTCTCCCTATCGATGGAGGTGATGGTGTGTTTATGGATCTCGATGCTCCCACTAAGGCGATCATTCTGAGGGAGTTGGCCAAGGACAGGCATCCGTGCACTTGGTATCAGTGTTATCAAGCAAAGATAGAAGATGAGCTCATCTTAAAGACCAGAGAAGTAGTTAGGAAGAAGTTGGAGAAAGAGTATGATGCATTCTCTCGAGAGTTGGGAGAGATATACAACAATGAGATCGACAATGCTCGGAAAGATCGCATCTTGGAGAAGAAGAAGAGAGTCAAGCGAGAGTATGATGCTCTCCTGGATCTCTTTGGAGGAGATAAGTATGACTTCGGTGGAGAAATACCTATGGACGCTCGATCTACTATGAAGAACACCATCGATCGGCATGCAGATCAGATTAGAGCTCTTGTTGCATCCTTCAGAGATCTAGATGTCTAATCAAACCAGTTGTTTAGTAGTGTAT